ATATAACATAATAACAAATGTCTTATGAAGCAGGACCACAAGGACCACCTGGAACAAACGGAACAAACGGAACAAATGGTGCTGCCGGACCAACAATACTAAGTAAGTATACTTTTTCAAATGATCAAATATTACTTAAATCAACTTATGAAGACATAGCATCACAAACTTTTACAGCTATTAATTCTTCTACTCCTTTAATGGTATCTGGAACAGCAGTTTTTTTAGATGGTGGAACTGGTTCAGATGTTGTAGCAAGATTAGTAATTGATGGAACTCCTGGAGAAGAACAACGAATAAGTATAACAAATGGTCATTTTCAGCAGTTAACTTGTCTAGGTTCAGGAACTAGTCCAGTTTCAGGAGAATTTACTGTAGTAATTCAAGCAAGCAAACCTGCTGGAGGTAGTGTAACAAAAATAACTGCATCTATAATGACAATTGCACAAACAACACTCTCTGTATAATAATATATACATCAAAAATAGTCTTTTAAAATATAGCATAATAACAAATGTCTTATGAAGGAGGAGTACAAGGACCAATAGGACCAACTGGTGCTACTGGAACAACTGGAGGATTTGAATTTAGTGCACCTACTGGAGCAATTCTTTGGTATGATGGAAGTGGAGTAACTGGAACTTCAACTTTAACTTGGTATAATGGAGAACTTCCAGCTTATACAATGATTGGAGGACCAAATGAAAATTCTATTATGTTTGATGATGGTGCTGGATCTATGCGAATGACTATTGCTGGAAAAGATGTAGGAAATACGATTAAAATTGATGGAGGAACTACAGAAATTATATTAACAGATTCTACAAGTGGTGAAGTACCAGTTGCTGGAACTTTAGAAATTATGATTAATTCACTTAGTGGTGCTGCTGGTGAATACCTAGGTTCTGATGGTTCTGGAAAAGTTACATGGTCAACTCCTCCAACAAATACTGGACCTACTGGTGCTACTGGTGCTACTGGTGCTACTGGACCAAATGGAGTTACTGGTGCTACTGGTGCTACTGGTGCTACTGGACCAAATTTTGTTGCAGCTTATGACATTTATGTTGCACCTAATGGAAATGACACTACTGGGAATGGATCATCACAAAATCCATATTTGACAATAACTAGAGCATTAACGGCAAGAGCATTAATTGCAAATACTATTGAAGTAGCTATTCATCTAGCGAGTGGAACATACATTCCAGCTAGTTTGGGACTTACATTAACGAATAATACCTGGCTTGTAGGTATTCCAACTGGTGAAATAAATCAACCTGTTAATATTAACGCTCAAATAACTCTTCAAGGAGGCGCTTCAGGACAAGTAGGATTATATGGATTAAATCTTTTTCCTTCTACTGCTAATTCTAACTGTGTGCGTATTAATGATGTTGGAACATATAACATAACTGCTTGTAACATTTTCAATACCGTGAATTATGCAATTTCAATAAGTGAAGGAACATTATTTCTAACAGAGTCTCGTATTACTTCTCCTGTTAGTGGCATAAACCCATCAATTGGTGTTATTGGTGCCGCTGCTTCTTTGATTATGAGAGATTGTTTAGTAACTTCTACTGGAACTCCAAGTATATTTAGTTGTATTGGAAATCTAACTATACGTCAATCTAATCTTATTAATACAAATGCTACTGCCTCTGTGAATCCCCTGGTTAATTTTAATCCAACTGTTAATGGTAATACATGTGAAATTTCTTATTCTACATTACAATATACATCATCAGTTTCAGCAGCAAATAAAATTTGTGTTCGAGCTAATCCATCTGCTGGAGTAACAGGTTCTTTTGTAAATTTTGTTAATAATCTTCTTATATGCGAAGGTGCAACAGCTGGACTTGGAACTTATTGTATTGACAAAGTAGTTGGTTCGGGTCCAGTAACACTTTCTTATGGAAATGTATTAGCTGGTGCTACTGCACGTGTTATAGATCCTACTATTATAAAAACAGCATTTAATATTGTTCTTTAAATAGTAAATGGTTCAATTCTTTAGAGCAAAAGATGGTGTACATAAATTAGTAGCCAAATTTGATGATGGAAAACTCGTCAAATTTGGAGCTTTTGGGTATGAAGACTTTACACAAACTGGTGACAAAAGACAAAAAAGGAATTATTTAGCAAGACATAAAAAAAGAGAAGATTGGAATGATCCAAAAACTCCAGGTGCATTGTCTAGGTGGATTCTTTGGAATAAGCCAACTTTAGATGAATCTATTGAACATTATGTTAAGAAATTTAATATGCATTTGGAGTAAATTAACGAGGTAGTCCACATTTAGGGCATTTTCCCTTCTTAGGCTTACCCATACCATGTTTTCCGTAATAACTCTTATAATTTCTAAGAACTATTTCATAATTTTTAGAATCTCTTCCCTGAGCTCGTTCAAAATCTTCTAGTTGTTTTTGTAGTCTCTGTTTTTGTGCTGCTGTTGGAGTTCCAACAATAAAATCAATATTAGCCATTCCTAGAATATTTTCATATAGATCTAGTTTTTGCTGTTCGCCCAATAGTTCCATTTCACGCTCTCTAGCTTGAGGACTCATATACTTAGGCGGAGGAAGAGAAGTTTCATTTTGAGGACCAGTTGGTACCACATCCTCCCATTCTGGCCTTGTTGCAGTTAGTTCTTTCTGATTCAATGCAGGAGCTCCAACTGCTTCTAATGCTCTTGAAATTTGATCTATTAATTCTCTACGTTGTGCTGGAGATGTAGACTCTATATAACCTGGTCTTTTAACTTTTTTACGAAATTGAGAACCTGGTTCAACATAAAGTATATAGTCGCTCCATTCCTTTTCACTCATTTTATTATTTAATACATAAATTATTTCTTGAAAATTTAACTACATTATAGAATAAATGTTTGTTCCTTACACTCTATTCCTAGAACAGCATTTGGATTATTTGATTTCAAAGCTATTTATGCTAGAAGGAGAAGAACAGCAACAAATGATTAATTCTATTAGACGAGTTCGCGACATACTGAATAAAGAGGAGGAATTAAGCAAAAAATACATGATTGAATCATAAATTAATGTGTTTTTTTAGTAATTACAAAAATCCATGTATTTTTTTAGGTAAATTAAAGCTTTAATTTACCTATTTTTTTACATGTTTTTGCGTAAATACATAGTTTTGCGTAAAATTTATAATTATTTCATTAATCCGCATTTTGGACATACTCGCAAATCATCATCATGTTTAGGGTTACCATCCAGGAAACTGTACACACGAGCCATAGCCCACTGTTCTTTAGAAAGTTTATATTTTAAAGGTGCTTTAACATTTTTAACATATGATCCACTTAACCTTACGGATTCTGGATTTGTTTTATATGCACCAATACCTCTATTATAAACCTCTTGAATAATTTTTAATGGAACTTTTGTAATCTTAGAAAGCTCTTGTTTTGAATAAGAATCATCAGGAAGTCCATAACGTTTTAGTACATTTTCTCTATGAGTCATTTAATTATATAGCAATAAACTAATGGGGCACGTGGTAACACCATGATTATGAAAACACTATAAAAGTCCAGGAAATCAAAATAAGCCCAATTAATTTTTGTTTTATTTTTAATTAACTTCTACCTTTGTTTCTTCTCTTGGTGGTGTAGTTTCTTCTACATCAATAGAGGTAACACAAACACGATTACAACATGTGCTTCTTATTCTCTTATGGTTTAGCTTTACCACATAAGCTAATATTCCAGAAAGTACAGTCACTAATGTTGCTAGTGAAAAAGTAGTATTTGTGTCCATTTATAAATTCAATTTGAAAAGTTATTCAAATTTATTTACATGTATGCTTTCATTCCCATAGGAGCCTGTCCTGGATCTCTCATCATTCGCACACCACCCATTGGTCCACGTCGTCCAGCACCTACTGAGCGCACCAAATCTGCACTAGGAGCTTGAGAAGGTGCAGAGAGAATGTCCTGTTCAGTGAGTACACCCTTGATGATGCGACTAGAACCCTTAATAGTTTCAAAGAATCCAGAAGAAATAGGAACCGTGTAAATATTAGGAGTCTGTAGAGCACCAGTAAAGTTTTGAACAGCAATCGTAAATTGTAGGGTAAAGTTTCCTACCAATCCAGGTGCCTGTCCAGCCTGCAAAGGGAAGTCACGACCAGGTTTTAGAACTAGAGGACCGCCAACAAGACCACGTTGACCACCACCTAGAACTGTGCATACGTTGGCTTGATCAAGAGAAGTAGCAAAAGGAACAGTGCCAAGACCAGTCCATTCAGACCAGTCCATGTCTACACCATTACGCAAAGATGCCTGGTATAGTTGTTCCTGGGTCATAGTGCTCATTAGACCTGAAAAGTTGTCAAAGTTTAGAGAAATGCCGGTAATAGGTAGAGACCAATCACCCTGAGTTGCATTCGTATAAGTAGCTGGCTTTACATAAATTACAAGAAGATCAGGAATATTAGGTAGAGTAATAGTCTGAGAAGAAAGAGAAACAGAAGCAGCCAAAATGTTTAGAGATGCTGCCACATCAGTTCCAGGAGTTGCAATATAACGAGGGAATTCCATGTAAGGAACAATGCTCTTAGGAGGTAGAGGAACATCCAAAGAAGGAGTCAAAAATTGAACTGCAAGAGTAGGCTTAGAAACCCATAGACCACTATAATTTCCAGCAGACCATGCCGTAAATTCTCCTGCAGGTGGAATACTAAAAGGTGCTACAACTGTACCAACACTGTCTATAACGCTTGTGTCAAGAGCTACACGGAAAGCACGTTTAGGAGAAGGTGCCATGTTCATTTGAACCTGAAAATTCTGTACACCAAAAAGACCAGTAGAAAGTTCATACTGGTCAGAAAAGATGAAAGGAGGAAGTAGAAGCTTCTCAGTAGAATATGCTACTACATAAAATTCTAGGTCTCTGGTGGCCGCAGCCACACTACCATCAAGAATTGCATTAAGGTAAGGTTGACCATTTAGGTATGCTACATTTCCTACAGTAGTTCCAGGACCTGACACAGGCTGAGGAATATTTCCAGCTGGAGTAGTGGCAAAATAAAAGCCATTAAATCCACCATTAGGAACATCATCAGAAGCAGTAGTTTGAGACCAAGTTAGGAGAGGAGAATTGGTTACTACACTAGAATCGGGCATTACTGCATAACGATCCAACATAGTGGGGCAGGTACGCTGACGACGAGCATCACGCATGTCAGCAAGACGAAGAACCTGGGGAAGTACATCCTGGGTATTTACAGTTACAGTTGCATCGTTAATAGTTGCTGACATTTGAGTTACAGATTGGTGAAGAGGAAATGCAGCAGGGGCAATTAGACCTTGAAGAGGAGTGCTGGCTGGAATGACAGTTCCATTAGCAGCAGTAATTCTTACACGTACAGTAGCACATGCTTGACCAGTCCACTCAACGGCTCGGTCTACGAAAACATTTTCAGAAGGAACCTGGACGTTAAACTGACAAGACGTAGAATCTGCAGTTTGAGCCTGAAAGCTTACGTTTGAAACTGACAAAGCCCCCTTTTCAACTGCATACTTGGGCTTTGTCTGAACAATGCGGGGGTCGAATACTGAAAGCTTTTCTACTTCGGCTGCCATTTTTATTTATTAACAAGGAAAAATTTTTAAAACTAAACGACGCTTTTATAGTGAAAGTTTTTTCTTGAAAAGCAAGCGAAAAGTCACAGAGCCTTGGTTGGGAAGACGAACAGGAACTAAAGAGTTAGTCAAACGATTGCGCCAGTATAAACTAATGTCTACATTTTGAACTCCATCCTGGGAAGGATCCAAAGAAGAATAAGTCAGGGTCGTCGGTTCATAATAAATAAATCCCTTCCATAAATCTGCCTTTATAGCATTAATTGGAGTTTCAACAAGAACTTTCTGAAATGTCCCAGAGTTTGAAGTATTTGTTCCAATATTTGCAGCACCAAAGGTAATTGGATTTGCAGAAGCTTCATTACGAACTGGAACTTGTGATGTTCCAAGTACAAAAGAAGCTATTGGTGACCAAATTCCCCCAGTAGAAATAAAATCTTGAACTAATCTTACAAAAAATGCATCAGCAATTGGATTATACGTAAACGGATCAGCTAATTGAAAAATTGAAGTTTTAGGCTGTGTTCTTAGTGAAACTCCTACTGAAGAATTTGTTGTTGTAGCTCCTGTTAATAAATTAACTGGTAAACCCATGTCAATAACAACTTCTGGAATTAAAAAAGCACTTCCTTCCCAAGATTGACCATAAGAATAATAAGTTGAAGAAAAATTTGAAAGCAAAGATTCTAAACAAGTATTCATTCCTACAAAAGAATATTCACCTGGTGCATAACCTGTGCCAGTAGAAGCTGTACTACCATAAGGAGCAGGAAGAGCATCACCATAAGGAATCATACAAGTTTTAGAATCCTGGTTAATACTAAAAAGTCCAGTTGTTTCGTCGTATTCAAACCAAGGACATAAGGTTCCAAACCCTGCTCCTTCTCCAGCAGTACTATTAGATAATGCTACTGACCATGCTAGACGTAATGCAGTGTTAACTAATCGAACCCAATGAGTATAGGTATAGCAATAATAATAATCAGTTTCTGCTTGTGTTGGTAATGCAGTTTTTGGTACTGCTGTGTAAGTAGCTTTATTTTCTGGAACCCAGAGAATTGGTTGAGTTGATGTCCAGTAATTAGAATTTCCATCATAACAACTAAAAGTTACAGAATAAATTGTTGCATTAATTACAGTAGGATCTTTATAACTAAAATTTACATTTCCTGCCTGGGGAAAATTTCCATTTACTGCTGTTTGGGAATAATCTATAATTGTAAATGAATTTGCATCACAAGCAACAATTTTTTGAGGAGTACTAAAATTTAAAAATGCTGGAGTGAATGCTGTAGCTGTATTAACTATGTTTCCAACACTAAAACTATTTGGATAAGTATATTTGATTTGTTTATAATATGTGATTGGAGCTAGTGTATTTGATGGTATATTAGAATCAGTTACATCTGCTGTAATACCAGGTATGTTTGAATAAAGAGCGATGGGAGGACTAATTTGAGGAATAAATAATGGTAATGTTTTAGGTGCTCCATTCAAAGTAAAATTTTGTACTGAAACTTCATATTTTGAAGCATCTGGAACTAGTGGGTTCTCTCTTTGGTCAGAAAAAACTACTACAGGATCATCACTTTGTTGAATCGTAGACAAACTATTATTTACAACGGTTGCATTGTAATAGATTCTGTCTCCTGCTGCTTTTTTTCCATCAATCTCAACACTGCTAAATGACATTTGTTATTTAGTGGTATTTTTTATTTTGAATTACTTACCTATTAAATTATATGTAAATGCAGAAACAAAAACATCTGGTTCTAAACCAGTAGATTCAACTAATCTAATATAATCAGGTAATCTTAAGTGTTTGAAATATAGTCTTGTTGTAGTATGACGTCCACATGTATTCATATTCATTCGATCAGTTTGAAAAGGAAATGCATTAGATTTGATTTCATATGGACTTTCATCTAATAACTGAGTTAGTTTTTTTGAAGATTGACCTAACTCTTTTAATTTTTTTGGAGTCAACCATTTTGATTCGCCATCTGGTTTATAGTTACCGTATGGGTCAAAATATTCAATTATGTTTGAATTTCTATATTTAAGCAAACATACCCAATGACCAGTGCTTTCGTTTTCTGTCAAATAAAGAAGCATAAGTCTTCCCTTTTGATCCAAAACATCATCTATTTTTGTTGCCCTTAATAAATCTGGGTATGGTAAAATTTTTAATGTTGGAATCATTTTTTGAATGTCTTCTTCAGATAGGCTATATGATTGTATTTGTGGCATGTTTGCTTCTAGTGCTTCTGCTTGTTGGATTGCTCTTTCTAATTCAACTGGTTTTCTCGAAAATGGAATACCCTTTAATTCTGTACGGAATCCTTTCTTTTTACCAAGTTTATAAGGAACAATTAACAAGTCCATTTATAGTTTTAATCAGAAATTTAATGTATTAATACTTTCGTGGTCTTCCACGACGTTTCTTACCTAAACCAGCTAAATTACCATATTGGCCTTCCACATCTTGTACATAGTCAGCTAGGGCTGCCAATTCTCCAGGCATTTCTCGACCTAAATTTTGTGCTCCTTCTTCTTCCCCTCTTTGCTGTGCTTGTTCTTCAGCAAATGTTGGTCCAGTTAAAGTTCTTCCTCTTGGTTCTCCACCTAAAGGAAATTCTCCAGGAACTGCTCGAACTGCTGCTTGACGTGCTTCCTCTGCAAATGCTGGATTATATGCTGCCAATTGTTCACCAAGAAGTCTCTGTTGAAGAGTTCTCATTACCTGTTGACGGCTAGAGACTGGATCATTAATTGTTCTTGCAATTTCACGAATGGCTCCATTAATTACTTTCAAAATAGATTGCATAGATTGAATCGCTCGCAAGCGTTCTTCAGCTGGGTTTGCTGCTAGTAAAGCTCCTAATACAGGATCTCTTTCTCCCCCAAGTTCTCTCATAGCTTGAGCTTCAAGTCCTCTTCGCTCGAAATCAACTCCAACTTCTCCAGCTCTATACCCTCTAATAGTTTCAGTTAATTTTTGTGCACTTTGAGCATATGTAGTTAATTGTCCAGGTGTAACTGTGGCACCAATTTTTAGAATTTCAGAAAGCAATGAATTTAATGCAGTTGCAGTTCCACTCGTAAAAGAACCAGCACTAAAAGAAGCAAATAATTGTTGAAATAGTGTGTCAACTGTTGTATACGGTGAAACTTCAATAGGTTGAGGAGCACCTTTAGAAAAATTACCAGTAGAAATTGCATCATATTCTCCAATACGTTGTTGTAAACGTTTAGCTAGCCACTCTTGACCTTCTTTTGTATAAATACGACCACCTCTAAAAGCATTCCCTGAAGTTGAATAGTCCATAGGAGAACCATGAAAAACTCCATTAGGAACAGCAGAACGTGATGCTGGTCTCTCATAACGTTGAGAACGTTCAGTTGTATTAAGTTTTCCTTCCATACCTCTTTCTGCTTTCTCTCTATTTTTGACTCTGTCCATAGCAACACTGCGTTCATGTTCAGCCCAGGGACTTTCTTGTCCAGGTTGTGCATCTAAACTTTTAGTCATGATTTCTGTAAAACGTTTAGGCTGTCTATTCATAGAATAGGCTTCATCTGGAAAAATCCATTGCATATAGGGACTCGTTTGAGATGTCATTTGTTTATAAATACATATAAATTTTCTTTAATAAAGCCCATAGTCCTTTACATATTTAGAAGCTTGAGGAAGAGAAAGACCCTGTTCACGCATTACTCTTTTTACAACTTCACCACGTGCAGAAGGCTTCTTTCCACCCATAATTTCTCGCATAGGAGGTGCCTCCATCATTCCATATTGCTTAGCTCCACCACAACTACGTCCACCTAGCATTTTAGTTCCAGAAGGAAGGGGAGGAAAAGAACTACGACCACCTACTGGGCGTGAACTTACTGCACCACCGCTGTAATCATCACAACAGCATTTTCTGCCACCTACACTACGGCCAAGACCAATAGCAGTAAAAATAGGGGTAATTGCCTCAAGAACTTGGTTACCAATGGGCTGTAGAGCTTTTAGTCCAAGTACACCAACAATACCAGGTTTGTTGTCTCTTAGCCAACCGTATACTGATGCAATTTTAGCTGCGTGAGTGCCAATGTCAGCAAGAGAAAATGCACCACCATGAAGTCTAGCACCTTTACGTCCAAGACCAACTAGGGAAGCAGCACTTGCAACACCATCAAGAATAGTTTGCATTCCTTTTAGGCTATTAAGAGCAGATAGTAGATTATTTGCTACATTTTTGTATGAAGGAGGGGCGGCAGGATTGTCAATAACTTCATCTTCCAATTCCGTTTTTAGAGAATCTAGCCATTTAGAAACATCACGCCACATGTTAATCAGTTTCTGAGCTTCTGCTACTGCCTTTTTAGCAATAGCAAGAGGATCTGCACCACCATGAACAGACATTTGAAGCTTTTTTGCTCTGCTCAATGACATTGCACCACCATAATTTGCCATTTGTGTTTCAGCGGGAATTTTTTCCATTTGACCGCTACGTGCTGGAGTTTCAGATTCTGCCCATCTGTCGAATCCATCCCTCATAAAAGAAACTCCACGTTCTGATCCACGTTCAGCCATTTTACTACGAATGTATTGTGTCTGATCGCCCGTTGACATTTGTTTTATACAACACATTTATTTTAAAGACTTTTAACAAATGGCAAAAGAAGATTGTGGATGTGGTGGTGGTTCGAAATGCATAACCAAAAACAAGTTTTTCAAATGGGTTAAAGAAGAATTAAAACGATTAGATTGTGGATGTGGATGTAAAGGACGCAAGGCATTTGAAAAAAAACATGGGAAATTAATTGGTGGTGCCATATTGAAAGATTGTCCTCCAGGATGGAGAAATGATGGCTTGACATGTGTTGAAAATTGTAAAGAGGACGAATTTGATGATGGCTTGACATGCAGAAAGAAATGTGAACCTGGTTGGATTGATGATGGACTAACATGTAGAAAACCAATTACTTCTTCAATGAATTCATGTCCGGAAGGTTCACGTGACATTGCTGGAACATGTTGGGGACCTGTTCGCAAAGATTGTATTGATGATTGTTTTAAACATCCTGCTCCTGGTTGTAAAACATGGGAATGTGGAAGATTAAGAGGATTATTTAATGAAGATTGGGGACCAAAATTATGCACATCATGTAATTTACGATGTGGACAAACATGTTGGGATGTTCAAGGAATTACAAAACAATTGCATCAACGTGAATTAAAATTATTTGGTGGTGAAGTTATTGCACAACTTATTCGTAGCAAACAAATTCGTGGAAGAGTAAACTGGGATGAACTCGGGAAAGTTATGGATCAAGGAGTAAAAGATTTATTGGCTGGAAATATTGATTTAGCAGCTGCATTTGACCCTGAGAAAAATGGTGTTAATGCTGCATTCCGCAAATTTGGTGATGACATTAATGGAGCTTTAAAAGAGATTGAAGGAAAAATTAAGGATGGTTTCAAAAAGATGGGTGATGATGCTAGAAGAGCATTTGAAGAATTAGCAAAAAATGCAGAAAGAGATTTCAAACAATTTGGTGCTGATTTTGTAGCTAAAATGAAGGATCCAGATTTTTGGATTGAATTTGCTGCAATTATGACTGAAGTAGCTTTATATGCAGCTGCTATGGCTGTTACTGCTACTGGTGTTGGTGCTGGATTTGCTCCTGGACTCCTAGCGGCTGCTGCAATGGCTGGTCCTTCTATTAGAATGATTGGTAAAGCTGCGCAAGGAGAACCTATTGATGCATTGGACATAGTAGAATTAGCTATTGCTGGTGCATCTGCTGCTGTTCCTGGTCTTTCTGGATTTACTCAAACTGCAATGAAAGTTGGTGTACAAGCTGCTAAAGTTACAGTTATGGTTGTAAAAACTGGTCAAGGTTTAGGAATGATTCCTTCTTCTTGTATTGCAAATTGTCCTCCTCCACCACCACAACCTCCATTTACTGAACCTCCACTTGAACCAGAAATTCCTGGTCCTGTGATTCCTGGACAATTGACTTATGAAGAAATTGCTGCCTTACAACCAGCAAATACTATTAAACGCATGCTTAAAGATCCAAGAAGGGAAAATCCAGAATATATTTTTGAAGCTGATTGGGTAGCTCAATATAGATTAGAAAATTATGGTGCTGAAATGACTGATGAAAGCGGAGCAATGACAACTCCAGAAGACAAAGCAGTAGAAAATATTACAACTGTAGAACTTAATAAGGATGAAATAAAAATTGAACCTGGTTTTCCGGACTTTCCGCCATTAGCTGAATCCTCTGACTTTCCAGCATTTGGTGAGTCTTCTGACTTTCCAGCATTTGGTGAGTCTTCTGACTTTCCAGCATTTGGTGAGTCTTCTGACTTTCCAGCATTTGGTGAGTCTTCTGACTTTCCAGCATTTGGTGAGTCTTCTGACTTTCCTTCTTTCGGCGAATCTTCTGACTTTCCAGCGTTTGGTGAGTCCTCTGATTTTCCAGCATTTGGGGAAACTACTGACTTTCCAGCGTTTGGGGAAACTACTGATTTTCCAGCGTTTGGGGAAACTACTGATTTTCCAGCGTTTGGGGAAACTACTGATTTTCCAGCGTTTGGGGAAACTACTGATTTTCCTTCAACTGAATCTACTGCAATTATTCCTTTTGAACCTGAATCTACTGCAATTATTCCTTTTGAACCAAGTGCACCTCCTTCTGTACCAACACCAAGCTTACAAGAAAAAGAAAGAGATGTCTACTATTTGTCAGAAGAACAACTAGAATCTGATTCATTCATGCCAAGAGCTTTAATTGGTGGAGCTCAACTAGATGAAAGAGATGTAATTAATCCTATTATAGAAGGTGACACGTATAGAAATCCATTTGGAACTATGACTTCAGCTTTACCCAAAGCAAATATTCCAAGAAGTCATACTGGTGCTGAATTTAATCCAGATTGTTATGCACGGCATAATCCTGAAGTAGCTCAAGCTGTAGGTAATGACAAGGGAAAATTAACTACTCATTGGATTGAAATTGGATCAAAACAGGGTTTAGATGCAGATTGTGGAAATTCTCTTTCAACTGCAGAAGAACGTATGAAATTAATGATTGAAAAAGAAGCAGAGAGACAATCTTTAGAAGGACGTAAAACAAATTGTAAAGCAACAGATAAATTTTGGGTTGAAGCAGAAAATAGATGTGATGGTCTTCGTCATGCAGATGGTAGAGAAAATCCTGCTTCTGGTAAATGTAGTCAAGAAGGAAGCCATTATGAACAAAGAGCTAATATGAAACCATATTGTAATAGATATAGAAATCTTGAAAATAATCTTAAAACAGCTGAAGAAAGATGTATTTCGAGAAATAATCGTTGGGAAAATAATAAATGCGATAGAACTAAAAATGTTGATGGATCTGATAAAACTGATTCTGATTACTGCACAGGATTAAATAATTATTATAAAGATGGTGTTTGCGATGTGACTAAAGACAGAGATGGTAAACCTAGAACAGAAGAACAATTATGTCATGAAAATGCTGGACATTATGTAATAGACCCGGTTGCCTGGTGGAATAAAAATAAAGACAATCAAGATTTAATAAGCAAAGGTGCAAAAGATCCACGTACAATGGTAGACGTTGGAGGACCACCTGGAATGTTTGGAGAAAAAATTCCTAATTGGCGTTTTCCAGATAATTCAAGGTTTTATACTCCAGAAAATACACAAGGAACTGCTAAATGTGACGTAAAAGTTTACCCAGATGGAATCGTAAAAAAAGGAAAACAGGAGATATGCCAAACTATTTTAAATGGAAACCTGATTGGAACGGAATGTTTAAATGTAGAAGGAGAATACCCTGCAACTTTTGACCAAATGAAAGAATATTTACAAACTAAAAAATTAGGATTTTATACATTTGAACGTCCGCCTCGAGACCGTATTAATTTACAAGCCATTGAAGGAGGAGGGAAGCCTGGTAAATCTTTAACTCTTTATTGGGCTGAATGGTGTCCTCATTGCCATACAATAATGCCTGAATGGAAAAAGTTAGGTTCTTCTTATAAGGGTATAAAAATTGAAGCAATAGAAGAATCTGTAAGCCCTGTTAAAGTTGATGGTTACCCTACCATCATTTTCCGTAATGGAAAAAAGATGGAAAAGTATAAAGGACCACGTACAAAAGCAGCAATCGTAAAATTCCTCAAAAATAAACTTTCTAATAAATAAAATGAATTTTGAGCAAGAATATATTCATGAACGTGCAAACAATAAAAGGCATATTATGTCTATGGTTTACAAGAGAGTTATGGACATACAAAGACGTGCTAAAATTAAACCTTCTGAAATGAATCCTGTTCTTTTGAATTTTCCTAGTGGTATGAGAGGAGGCGATGCAATACCTACTGGAAAACCCCTGGATTTATATTACCCTTCAAGCTAAAATTTATGATGTCATTCCTCTTCTTCTTCCTCTTCTTCTTCTTCTTCAGATTGTTCCTTCAAATTACTTTGTAGACGCAGAAGAATAGCCCTATAATTTAGGTTACTCTTTAGCAGACTCCAGATTTGTTCCTTCATTTCTTCTTCAGCCTCTTCATTGATTGCTGCATTAATTGCATGCCAGTGTGTAATCTCACGCTGCTCATCAATAGGAAGCGTAATAAGCAAAGCATAAATCATTTCTTCAACTTCCTCCTCGTAGTCCATTTATATATGTAAACTAATTTAACTTCTAAATGTTTACTTAAGCAGTCTCCACAGGAATTTTAATTTTAAATTCACCTCTATAAATCTTAATTTTGCTTAGACCATTTACTTCTGCAGGAAGACCAACATCTGTATAGTTTGCATATTTCTTATTGAATTCCTTAATAACATCTTCAGGAATCGATGGAGTGATTTCAGCCAATCTCTCCATTGTGTCCCTTAAGTTACTTAAGACTTGCTCAGCCGAACTTCTTTCGTTACGAGGCAAGGCTAATTCAACATTAATCTGACTAAATAACTTTGAATACTGCAAATGAGCAATTCTGTGGGCTTCTGATTTCTTTGCAAAAGCAAAATAACCTCCAACTGTATTCAAAATTCCAACTCCTATACTAACTAAACCAATCACTAGTGGAGCTATAGAACCTTCACCAAACATAGTTGATGAACCTACACTTGCAGTTCCACTTAGTGTACTCAATATTATAACTGGAATCTGAATTAGAGTATTTTTTCGACTTGCGATCTCTTCGCATCTTTGGTGTAGCTTAGCCAAACCAAGGCATTTCTCACCCTCCACAGCAATTAAATCCTCAATTTGAGCAGACCAAGAAACCTCTCTCAATTCTAGGTCTTCATCCTCCATTTAAAATTAGTCTGGTTATTTATTTTTGTATTAATACAAATCCAGAATTTATGTAAACTAATTTAACTTTAAAATGTTTACTAAGAGAAATGAATCGTCACAAGAAATACTACCAGGATCATAAAGAAGAGCTTATTGAAAAAAATAAGCAATACTACTGGAAAAACCCAGAAGAAAATAGACAAAAACACAGAGAATACTATGCAAGAAATCGGGAGAAAATCCTAGAACAGAAAGCTCAATCACGTAAGACAATCAAAACAGTTACTATAAAAATAAGCAAAAATGTTTGTGTTACGTTTGATTGAAGTATAAAAGTATTGTATTTTTGTGAAAAATATTTTACAAGGTTGAGCACTACTTTGTAAAATGTACCTTGTTAGGTACAATTATAAAAAACTTTTTCAAGTTTAAAAAAATAATTTCCACAATTGACATATAATAATACTACCTTATTAATGAAGTATAAAAGTATTGTATTTTTGTAAACTTTTTTTTGGAAAAGAGAAGACACTCTTATAAATTGTTCCTAACAAGGTACAATTATAAAAAACTTTTTCAAGTTTAAAAAAATAATTTCCACAATTGACATATAATAATACTACTTTTCATTATGAGCCTTAGTTAAACAATGTTTTTCGTAATTCTGCTTTAGGCCTGTAGTATAGTCACACTTTTCACATCGGAATTCAATTTGCTTCTCAATTTCACCACAAGCAATCTTATGCTTTTTGCTTTGTATGTGTATTATGTATTCAGTATGATTTCTACATTGGATCGAACAATCTTTGCAATAATATTCCGCCAATTCCATAATTTTTTTATGACTCTTTGAATTTTCATGCATTTCCCAGGTTTTCTCATCGTAAGTTTTGAATTGACATTCTTTGCATTCATATAGTTCCCGATTTTCTAAAGCATCTTTGCGCTCTTGTTCTTTCTTCGCTTTCCATTCTTCATCCCATATTCTTTGCTGCTCTTCCAGGTTTTTCTGACGAATCTCAAACTGTTTATAGTCTTCAATTTCTTTAAAACAAAACTTACAATCCTGGTCTTTATTATGCTTTTTATGGTCTTCTTTTAGCTTATTTTCTACTATCCATTCTGCATCGTTGATTTCCCATTCTTTTTTAGAATCATTATAATGCTTGCGTTCATACATCTCAAACTCTTCATTACTAACAGAACTATACGAACATTTTACTATTTCAAAGTCCCAATAAGTTATGTCTTCATTATTCCACTCAAAAACCTTCTTGCAAAGTGCCCAGTCGTATTTAAAATCAAAATGTTTTAGAATTATTTCCTGGTATTCATCATCTTTTGAACCCATCCACTCATCCCATTTTATACGCGATGGATTACGGTTTCGCCAGGAAAAACCAGAATACGGATTGCGTTCATAAATAGAAGTAATGAACTCACTCTGCTTTGACTTAATAATATCTGCTTCAAAAATATATTGCTTTAACTTAGTCATCAAATGAGCTAAAATCTCTTCTTCTGTAGTAGTCGTAAGAACTACTATGAGTGTACGCATCTTCTTGCATTCAACAGGAAGAGTCTTACGAGGCATTTATTATTATGTAATATTTTTTTTGTGTGTAAATCTCACAAAAAAATAATACTATGACCTCGGCACCAGAAAACTAAGAAACATCTTAGAAACACTAATACAAATGGAGAGGGAATTCCCGGATCAATACAGCAAACCGTTGACCAAGGTACTCAAAGCGATTAGTTTTGGTACACCAAATGTAGTAGGAAGTTCAGCTGATCATCAAATTATGTATGCAGCTGATTATGACTTAATTGAGAGTGTCATTTTGCGTAGAGGAAGTGCTAGAAAGTTTCAGGACAAAATTAAAAAAATCCAGAAGGTTGGCAAAATTGTTGACATAAAGTGTGGAGAAATTAGTGAATGGAATTTGCTTAAGAAACCATACGTTGAGAACTCAAAGGTTCACAAGTATGACCAGGCAGCTGAATTGAAGCATCTTTCTGCATTGTGGCAGAATGAGCTTCTAAGCCATGAAGAGTATATGGCTGCTTCAGACTTGCTAAAGCCTAACTTAAATCCAGTTGAATTCTTGAATGCTCGAAAGGAGTTACGATTCGGTCTATTGCGTTGGACAGTTCCTGAAGTCTTGCGTGGTTATATTGAACTCCGAGACAAGTCAGTATACTACCTGGATGATGCCTTCAAATCAAAAGGTATAACAAAACTGGATTTGATTGTATGGGTAACGAACAAGTATGTTGAGTTCTCTAATATTGTGGTATGGACTAACTCAAAGGGCAAACCCTATGCATATGTTCCTGCTATAAAGAAGGCTTTGAAAGAGAACATCCTGGAATTTGAAGCAGAAGGAAATTATGTCAAAGTTGCTAAGCGTATGTACAGCCTAGCTAAGCAATATAAAGATCAGAGCATAGTTGAAGAACTAACCAGCATACTGAACTCGCCGATTGGCAAGTTGTATATGGTAACTGCAGACATGGAAGTCTTAGAAGAATACCCAAAAGCAGTGACACAAATCCGGAAACGGAAACAGCTAGACATGCTTAAGGATTACTTCGCTAAACTATACTTCCCAGAATTCAATCGTGCAACTCCAAGCAATACAACGGTAAATGATTTAAAGGAAGTTTTACAGAATCAAATGGAACAAGCTCTAAGAAAAGCGAATTTACTTCCAATTCCACGAGATTACGTGATTTAATTCCATATTTCGTAACTATTTACAAAAACAAAGTCTAACCCAGTAAAATAAATGTCTGGGAAGGTAAAATTGACTTTCGACAAATCCAAGGATTCAACTCCGATCGCGACCGTTAGTGGAGGTGAATATAATAAGGAAGTTCTTCAGTTACAGATTGGTGATGCAAAAACAACAGGTAAGAAGGGTGTGCAAGAGCTTCAAATAGGTAAGCATCGTCTAGGGAAGCTTCCACCTCGTAAGCAGTCAGAAGTTATGCGTGTTCTACAGGAGGCATATAGACGCAATATTCCTCCAGAGCATTTGAACTTGGACGTGGACGGTGCAGAAGAAGCCTACCGTGAAATGTTAGGTGAAGTAGAGCAGACAGGTTCAACTAAAATTAAGCTTCCCCCAGGTAGTACATTTAGTCTAAATTTTTCCTCCGATCCTGAGAAGCGTTTCATTTATTACATTGCAGGAGCCTCAGGTTCGGGTAAGTCGTATATTGCTAAACATCTGGCTGAACAATACCAGAAACATTTCAAAGGTCGTCCAGTATACCTAGTGAGCAAGCTAAAGGTCGATGAAACCCTGGATGGTATGTCCGACAGACCAATTAGATTAAATATTGAGAAGCTAGTTGAAAAGCCAATGACGGATTTAGAACCTCTGCGTGAATCCCTGGTAATCTTCGATGACTATGACACGCTAACTGGAAAGGAAGCAAAGGCTGTACAGCAACTAATTGATGACATTTGCATTATGGGTCGTCATACAGTGACTTCGATTATGATTTTGTCTCATCACTTGAGCAACTTTAAGAAGACTCGTCTATGCCTTACGGAGGCTACTCATTTCGTTGTATACCCTCAATCAACTGGAGCTCATGCATTAAATTACTTCTTGAAGACATACGTTGGTATGGGTCCTAAAGAAGTTCAATCAATTAAAAACACAGGTTCTCGTTGGCTTTGTATTCACAAAAATTTTCCAATCTACTACATCACGGAAACTGAAGCTGGCCTACTAAACCAGGATTAAACAAACTTTACTGACCAATTCTTAAAAGCCTTTGTTACTGAACTAATACGGCCAGTGGTTTCATTATATACATCACGGTTAACTGTTACTTCGCCATCTTCAGTTAAAATAACTAGGTTTCCCTCTCCAGATTTACTTTCAAAATAAAAGTTCCAGATTATTTTTCCCTTGTCATCACCTTCTGATTGAGGTGGTTCATCTTTAACCAATACTTTACCATCTTGATCCGTAACTGTAATAGTTGGTTCTTCACCACTTCTGTCAATCTCAATATAGAAATGCAAGTGTGCCTTAGTAATGTGTTGTTTTAGATTTTTATATACCTTTCCACAGTATTGACATTCACCAGGCTTTAGAACTTTAGTTTGTGCCTTCACGGGTGCCTTACGAAGCTTGCGGGTCTTTTTCACTTCCATCTTTCTACTTATATTAGGTTTAGTGTCTGTAAACTCCTCAATCCGTTTTTGTCCTTCCTTACCTAAATTGGTAACACTTTCTGGAGATGCTTTTCGTAGTTTACGGGTCTTTGGCTTTTCTATAAGACTAAGAACTTCAGCATGCAAGTCAGTTCCCTTGCGTGGAAAACACCATGCAGGTTTCCCAGCATTAAATTTTTTAAGAGCATCAGTATATTTAGATCCACCACATCTTTGACATACTTCCATTTATAATTTAAACTCAGGAATTACTGGGACAATATACCCTCTAACACGATTACCATCTCCACCAATAATCTCACGGCAACCTTTGCAGGCTTCCTTGAGAATAGGTACTGGTATTTCATAGACTTCATACTCCCCAGAAGGCTTATGGAAGAAGTAGAAGTAGTAATCAGATTCTGTTGCATTAATTCCAGAATCCTTGCCATTACATTCATACTCGATGAACCAGGTCTTACAACCATAGGCATGTCCCATCCGATCAGACTTAACCTCATATGAATGTTTGTCTGTTTTGAAATCGAATCTCTTTTCTAATCCTTTTGCACATTCCTGAAGAACTTCGTCCTCGGGAATATATTTCTTTGCTATTTCCTGGTAATTTTCACCAAAGGCTAACTTTTGTCTAAAGTTCATTTAATTTAAGTAAAGACAACATTTTTCCTGGGATTACGAGGCAATTTAATATTTTAATTTTCCACACTTAATACATCTTCTAGATTTTCTACCTCCCCTCCTTGATTGTAAAATATTTTCCATTATATTAAACAATTCTAAAATAATAGCATCTTTTACATCCTTATTTCTCGGTAATTCTTTTTCTTCTATAATTTCACTAAATAATCCATCAATTTGTTCTTTAGTTAACATCATTAATAATAATGAATTTAATTGACAGGTTCCTCTTTTTCCTTGAAATGAACAAGTATTTCTAGATTCAATTTCATATTCTCTACCTTCAAAAGCAATGTCTAAAATAGGTTTAACTAAATCCCAATCACGTTCAAATATGTCTCGCCATTTAAATTCTAGTGG